GGTGAGGATGATTTGCGTTTCTCCCTCCTTATTCACCTTGATAGTAACTGTATCTGCTTGCTTTACATCAATACTAACAAGAGAACCATCAACAGACAGAGCCAATGCTGTAGGCGTGATTGGCGAACCTTTGCGCTTGATAGAGTAAGTAGCTTTGATGCTCTGCTCACTACCAGTATATTCTAGCAAAGGCTTGTCAAGGGATAAAGACACCTCTAGCGGAAAGACCGTATTTTGTAGTTCCTTCAAAGAACTGTCCACATCAGCCGTATTCGCCTTTTTTGCCAGCTCAGCATCAACACGCTTCTTCTCTTCTGCAAACTTTGTATCAACGTCAGCCGTATTCGCCTTTTTTGCCAGAAGACGGTTCATTTCTTCCTTGTCTGCCTTCTTGCCAATATTGTCTTCCTGCTGCTTGGCAATATCCGCAAGACCAGAGAGAGCACCGCCTACCCTCACGGCTGTGTTCTCGCCCACCTGCGTAGCGTTCTTTACCGCTTCCGCCTGCTGTTTAATTTCGTCTATTGTTGCCATATATTAATCTCCTATTGCGTGGATGTGTGCCCTCGTTCCTCGCTGTGGCTTCACCTCTCCTTCCGGGGTGAATGCCTTGAGATATTCGAGTGCATCGGATAAATATCTGTCTGCCATATCCATGATGTCGTTGTATTGCTTGTTGCTCGATACACCTTGAACATGGTCTGAATAATCGTCTCTGTGGCGCATTCCACCTGCTCGGCTTACAATTGTGCCATCGGCACGAAAAAGTCTCGCATACGCGAAATAAGCGAGTGCCTTGCGTATTCCGCTTGTGTACTTCTGTACCTTGGTTTCGTCTTGGCTGCAATCGCCCTCCTTCTTGGTGGTGTATTCGCCACCGTCCAGGAAGACCGCAGGCTGGAAATCGGGCAATACTGAATCGCCCCACTCTCCCTGCTCGGTCGCTGCCTTGAACCGTTCCCACCCGATGGCTGGTATGATGTTCGCATCTTCGCATTCCCGAATGTATGCGTTAACATCATCCTCATCTAGGTGTGTACTGGTAGGTCGTGCCAGCTCTCGGAACTGGTCTACCGTGATAAGTTGTTTTCTTGTCTGTCCTCCCATAGGCTCAATCAATTAATCTATCGTGTTGTTTCCTGCCGCTTCGCTGCTGATATACTTCAACGGCTGCAGCTTGGGGTCTAGGTTCTGAATGGCAGGATCGTGCCAGCTCTTGAAAATCTTTGTGAAGGCTCGCTCGATGAAACGCTGCTCGGTCGTCACTTCGCCTGCATAGTACTCGTAGGCATCCTGCATCACTTGTCCGCTGAATCCCAGCTTACCAATACGGATGGAGTAGAAGAGTTCTTGGTGGAACTGTGCGTAGATGCGCTCGATAACGCTGCTGTCGGTCACGGAAAACTCCTTGTCGAAGTTTTTTGTCGGGAAGGCGACAACCTTCGGTTCGTCTTCCTCGTTCTCCACCTCGACCGCAAGAATCTTCGCTGTGTTCTCGTCCCCCTGGAACTGCAAAAGGTCTTCATCGGAAATCATCTGTCCGCTCTCCACCTCTTCGCCTTTCTCATCGAACTTAGGCACGCCCTTCTTGGTTACGAGCATACACGATACAAGGAAGTTGTTTCTGACGTTCCTCATCTTCACGTTTCCCAGTCCCTCATCGGTCGAAATCTCCGTGATGGCAGAATCGTAGCTGGCTGTAGGATAGGTAAACTGTCCGTCTAGGCTCTGCCACAGAATCTGTCCCTTGTAGCTGTCGATGCCGCCAGCGTTCTCAATCTGTTCAAGAACGATGTCGGGGTCGGGGTTGAAGACGTTGATGCGCTCAATAGTCTTCTCGTTCACCAACAACCGCTTTCCGTTCCTCGTTTTCTTCTGCTCCCAGTCGGGATGCAACAAGACGTGCGCCACGTTCCCCTTGTCATCCGTCTCTTCCAGTCGGCAATTCTCAAATGGTACGTGGCTCACGCTCGACACCTGCCCGAGAACGTTATAATTGACGTGAAGGGCAAAGCCTCCAAACCTCGCAATGTCTCCAGATACGTTCCGCAACAAATCGTCTGCCGTGTCCCCTTGCTGGTTCATCGCTAACGCTGCGATAACATCGCTATCGAAGCCGTAGCCCTCAATGAATCGGGCGTAGCGGTTAAGGCAGAGCATTGCCGTTCCGCTGGCTTCCGTGATGCGTGCGAGATTCTGCGGATACAGGTTGTCATATCCGTATGCCTGCATCTTGAATCGGCTGACGTAGCCAATATCAACCCTTCGCTTTGGCTTTTTAACTGTCTTAACGTTCATATTGCTTGTGTCGTTTTACTTGTTGTTTTGTTACTCTTCCTTGCCTGCTTTTTCGGCTTGGTCGAGGTCTTTCTTCTTGTCGCTGCCTGCTGGCTGCTGTTTGTTCTCGATGAGTTCCTCGCTGGGTATCTTCTGGAAGTATTTCTCCATCTGTGGGTACTTCGTCAGATATTCGTGCGCTACCTTGTCGGTCAGGTTCTCATTAGTGAAAATCTTACCATGGTAAAAATCCGGGCAGGAAATGATAAAACCTGCCTTCATGGCGTAATTACATGTTTTTGGCATAGCCTTTTCTTTTTTGAGTTTTAGATATATTTCTATCAGAGCATCGTGGTAACACTGCTGGCAGGTTGTCGGAACGAAACGCTTGCGTGTTACCTCGAAATATAGAGATTCTATAACTGCCTTGTCGGTTTCATCAAAGGGGCTGTCAAAACGAGCCTTCAACTCCCCGACCTTGGCTGTTGCTTCCTCGTAGGTCATGGCTTAACCTCCTACGGCTGTTGTCAGACTGGCGTACTTGGCTGCCGTGGTCTCGCTGTCTGTGTCGAAGAAGAAATAAGCTGCCTTCGGTACGCTCTCCTCTTCCAGCGTGATAAGCCAGCCACCCTCGGTGTCGTCCGAGTACTTGTCGTTCTCGCCTGCGCTTGCCTTCAGTGCCTGCGCATATCCGAATACCTGGTACTCTGCCTTTCCGTCCGCTCCCTTTGAAAGGTTGCGCAGGATGATAACGAACTTTCCGTTCGCCAATCCATCAATGATATTTGCGCAAACATCGGGTGTATTCGCCAGAACAACGACTGCCACGGTGTTCTTCCAGCTGTTGCGGTACGTACCAACGGTAAGTTCTGTCTTGGTTCCAGTGAATGGCTTGCTGCCCTCCTGCCGGATAGCGTATGCCTTCTTGCCAGTCTTCAGCACCAATGTGTTGATTGTATTACCCACGACAACAGACTTGGTAAAGTCAATGTCGTCTCGGTTGATGATAAGTCCATCGCCCTCCAATCCCTTGGTTACCTGGTCTTCGCAAGGGATGATGATGTCCTGGGCGATAAGGCTCTCACAAGTTGTTGCCATATTAATTCGTTTTTAATTGTTATATCCCCAACACCGTTTTTGTGGGTGTTGAGGATTTGTAAACTTAATACTTGATGAAGATTTGGAGCGATTAGTAAGCTGCGTGGATCATATTCTCTTCGAGGAGAGCCGTGCCAATCTTACCAGTTGAGTAGATATAGTTTCTACGCTCCTTGTGGTCGAACCAAGCATCCAGCTCACTAATGAGCGAATCCTGCGGTGTGCCGACCATCAGCTGCTTAGGGTTACAGAAGACCATACGATGAGGAAGGTTGTACGCTGTTGCGCCTTTCTCATAGCCCTTAATCATTCTGTCCCAAATGCTGACACTGGCAATTTTAATGCCGTTGTAGGTCGATGTTTGGAAGCCATCGAAGACCTTCTCCCAAGGCATAATGTCGTGGTACGTCTTCTTGATGTCGTAAGTCAATGCGTCAGCCAGCGAGCGTGTCATAAGAAGCACAGCGTTCGGATCATCGATGATGCGTGAGTCCACGTTCATAAGCATATCGTCTACAAGGTCGGTTGCCACACCCTGCTTGCGGATTGCCGCAATCTGCTCCGCCATCGTGGTTTCCTTGTTGGCTGCAATCTCGGTGCGGTTCTTTGTGGCTGTAGCTGCGAAAATTTTCTTGAAGAGACCATCGCAAGTGGTAAAGTACTCCTTCTTCAAGCCATCGGTCAGCTTGCCGCCCTCGGAAACAGTCTGCGCATCCTCAGCACCAAACCATCCGAAACGCCAAACCATCTGCTTCATAGCACGCTCCAGTGCATCGGTGTAGATTACCATGAAGTCGGTGCTGGTGAGGTCTCCAATGTCTGTGCCGGTCTTCAAGCTGTACTCAGCGATTGAGCCTTTCAGCGAATCATAGCAAATCTTGATTGGTACTTGCCAGTCGCCAAGCTTCCAGCGCGCCAAGTTGTTGGCGATGCCCTTCTCGTCATACGTTGGGTCGCAACCGCTGCCAGCCTTGCCGACCATCTCCATCTCACCAATGGTGGCGATAGGGTCTCCGTCCTTGACCTTAGTGATGGTGACGAAATCCGCAATGTCCTCATCCTTGTAGAATGTCTCCTGAACGGCATCCTTGATGGTCTTCAGATTTTCGGGTTCGAGGACAAAGTTCTCGAACTGCTTTACATCAAAAGTATTACTCATAATTTATAACTATCTAATTTGTTTTTTACTTGATTTCTTACAACGTTTTAGTCCTTGCTTGGTCGCTTCTTGAAACGATAAGCCTTGACCTTCTCGCTGATAGTCTTTGCGTCCGCCTTAACGTCCACCTGCTCTCCTGCTCCCTTGCCGCTTGGCTGTCGCTGTGCTGGCTGGTAGTGGCTGCTGTAGCCTGCCAGCACCTTCTCCGCACCGCCTGCCATCTTCACGGCATTCAGGATGCGCATGTCTTCCTTGCTCTTCGCGAGTTTCTGTGCGCTTGCCAGCTGTGCCTTGGTGTCGTTCAACTGCTGTTTGAGTGCTGCTACCTGCTGCTGCAACTTGGCTACGGTGTCGCTGTCGGTGCTTGATGCGCTGCCGCCATCATTGTCGGTGTCGTCCGTGTCGGTGTCGGTGTTGTCTGCGGTCTGAATGTCGGTAATTACACCATCCTCGACAACGATTGTCTTGCCATCGGGCATTTCAAACGTTCCGTCCGGACTTGCCTTGTCGCCAACCTGCGGGTCCCCCTCCTCACGCTCTACGGTCAGCGTCTGTCCGTCCGCTGTGTTGAGTTCCATCGCCTTTGGCTCTACCTTGGCTTGTGGCTCTGCCAAAGCCTGCTCTGCTTCCTCCAGTGTCTTCACGCCAAACTTTGCGAGAATCTTGTCGAGGAGAGAAGCCTTTACTTCTGTTTTCTTCTCCATTGCTTTTGGATTTTGTTGTTTTGAATTAATGAATTGCTCTATGTTGCGCTTTGATGCGCTTGCGCTGATTGGTGCAACGGTGCTGCTGATAAGACCTAGGCGCAAAGCCTCGCTGGTGCTGATGAAGATGTCCTTATCCATCAAGGCTTGAATCTCTTCCCGGTCGCACCCGCACCGCTCTACGTATGCGTCCACCATCTTGTCCTGCCACATCTGCATTTCCTCGCCCTGGTTCTTCAAGTCCTTTGCGTTCAGCTGGTCGCCCAGACACCAGCCAGGAACCCACGGATTGTGCAGGAGAAAGGCAGCGTTCTCGTATGCCTTGCGGCTCTCCTTTGGTGCTGCCAGCATAATGATTGTTGCCATACTAGCAGCCTTGCCCTCAATGGTGCAGGTTATCTTCTTGCCACTCTGTCTCAGTCGGTCGTAAATCGCCCAGCCTTCGACAACCGAGCCGCCATTGCAGAAGATGCGCATATCGATGGTATCATCGTCTTTCGGTATGCTTGCTGCAAAAACATCTATATCTTGAAAACATACGCAGTCGCCACCCCACCATTGATACCAAAACTTATTGTCTTGGCTGTCTATGTCGTTGTATATTCTGAGTTCTGCCATTGAAACGTTATTTTAAAGTTTTAAAACGCTGCAAAGATACGATAATTTTCAATATGTTTATCTCCTAAACAGTTAATTTTCCTAAACAAGCCGAAAATTTGTGCTATAAGCGGCTTTTATAGCCTTGGACGTATAACTTTACCACCTTCGGCCAAAAACCGCTCAGAACGCAAATCTTGATGAAATAACTCCACTTTAGAGCCTGCCGATATTCTCTATCGTCTGCACTCTCCGCTGTGTTCGGTTTATCTCTTCCACACTCACTACTGGCTGGGGAGCCATCTGATACCCTCTAGCTACAGCTGCCGCCAGCATATCCATACCGATATTGCTGCCTCCGTTGTTAACTACGATAGGCACGCCACCGCCAAGCTGGTTGAATGCGGATAATATCGGGCTGAACATCGATGTCGCCTTGGCGGTCATTACGCTCTCGCCATTGGAAAGCCTTGCCGGGATGCTGTCGCTCGTTCCAGTGCCCGAGCCTTGGACGTAGCCACCAGTGGAAAATCCCTTGACGAGTGCTTTCGCTCCTGCAAAGGCTGCCTTGATAAGTGCCATTAATGCTGCTGCACTCGCAACACCTCCCCACGACTTGCTTGCAATCTCCTTTGCCAGGATCTGTGCAAAGTATGCGTTAACTGCTATCTCGATTGCGTCAAGTATTGATGTCAGCATCGATTTAAGGAAAGAGTGCAGCGATTTATCCTCGCTCTCGAAGAACTCGGACAGACCGTCTCCCATGGTCTGTATCATGTCGCTCATCATTTTCAGTTGCTCTTCCTGCAAAGCTGCCTTTTTCTTGTTCGCTTCCTCTTGCTCCTTGACTTCTGCATCGCTTAAATCCTTCTGTAGCTGCTCCTGCACGGCTGCATAGTCCTTGTAGGCTTGTATCTTGCTTTCTAGGAAAGCCTTGTATCTCTCCAGCTTGGCTGCATCATCTTCCTCTCCAGTGCCACCGTTCATGATGTTCGCATCCTTGCGTGCCTTCTCTGCGTTTTCGAACTCCTTGTTGAGTTCGTCCACAATCTCCTTGGCTTGGTTCTTCAAGTTCTCTTTCGCCTTAATCATGATGTCGAGAAGTTTTGCCTGCATTTCCTGCGCCTTTTCCGCTCCGATTTGCCCTGCCGCCACGTATGCGTCAATGCTCCTTGCCACCATGTCCTTCTCCAGCTGTTCGAGGTCGTTGCTGTAGTCTCGCTCGTTGTCGTACATACCTGCGAGGTATCGCTTCTTTGCGTCCATTACTTGCTCGTTGTACTGGAACTGTATAAGCGCAATCTGTGCCTGCAATTCCTTTTCCTGCTTCTTCCTGCGCTCTGCCTCTGCCTTGGCTTCCGCTTTCTCCTTGGCTCTCTGTGCCTTGGTCTTGGCAGTGCTTCCCTTGGCTGCTGGTGTCGTTCCCTTGTTTCCGCTCACTGGCTCGCTGCTGGCCGCTCCACCATCCACGCTGGCTAGCTTTATGTGCTGCAATCTTCCGTTCACGGTGTTCTCGAATCCGTCAGCGAAGGAATTGCCTATCTCTATGCCAGCGTTCTTGATGTCGTGCCATGCTTCCTTAATCGTACCGGATATGTCAAACATCTCCTTGAATCCCTTCTGTGCCTTGGATAGGTCGAATGTAACGATACCTTCGAGAATATCAAGCATGCCCTTGGCTGCAAAGCCCATCCTTTTGAATGCGTCTATTGCTAGATTGCATACGAGCTTGATTGCGTTCCACATCAATCGGTAACTTGTGCCGAGCGCATTGATTATCCCTCGAAGAAGAAGGCTCTCGTTGTACCAGTCGATGAAGTAGTTTATCGCCTTCACTACTCCCTTGATAACTGCCGTAAGTGATTTCTTCGCAATCGTTGACAACTGAGCCTTCATCTTCTCGAATCCACCCCCGGTGTAATCAAACAAAGAAGCCATTGCGTCCTGCAATTCCTTGGTTGCATTCAATTCGTCTTCTTGGGCCTTGGCAATATCCCCGGACTTAGCCTTCACTTTGTCCATATCAAGTTCGATATTACCGAGCATCTCGATATAAGCAAGTCCGGCATCCTCTCCCGGACCACCGAAGATGTTGGCAATTGCGCTACCTACAGCAGCACTTGACTGTGGGAGTTCCTTCAACTTATTAGCCACCTCTTGCATAACCTGGAATGTGGTCTTGCTTCCGTCCTGCAAGTCCTTTTGAACTTGCTTAGAAGAAATGCCTATTCCGTCAAGCGCAGCAGCCGTAGCGGTTGTCATTTCTCGCAGTCGTAGATTTCCTTCCTTGATGGTATCAACACCCTTGTCGCTGAAGATACCTTCCTTGGTCGCTTGCGTTGATATTGCCACCATTTCTTCTGCGCTCAGTCCGGCTTCCTTGAAGTATCTCGGGTATTCTTTAATCGTGTCGAGAAACTCACCGTTGGCGTTCGCACCGCTCACAAGTCCGTCCTGCATAATCTTCAAACTCTCAGAAACGGAAATGCCGAAAGCCTTGCTCATCGTATTAGCAGACTGCATCGTCTCCGTGAATTCCAAACCGAATGTATTGGATACCGCAAGAACCTCGTTGCGCACGGATTTCATCTCGTCCCCAGTCAATCCGGTGAACTGCTGCGTCAGTCGTGTGGCTTCCATCAATCCCTTGTTGTAGTCATAGAACCATTTGAAAGCCATTCCAACACCTGCCACACCTGCCATGGCGAGGAAATAAGGGTTGGTCAATAAGGAAAGAGCCGTATTTTTCAACGCGCCAAACTTTACCCTTAGGTCTTCCACGGACTTTCCCATTTCCATGACCTTTCCGATTCCAGTATCATCAACAACATCAAAACCTAAAAACTCGGTGTTCTGTATGTCGTCAGCCGCCTTCATCATGGAATCGTAATAGCTGCCGACACTGCGCTGAAATCTTCCAGTAGCCTCCTCAGCCTCTTTCAGCTCCTCTATCAAGTCTTGGATATGCTCCTGCATCTCCTGCCCCTTTGCTCCCTCTCGCTCTGCCTTCGCCATTTCGTCATATTTCTTGGTGGCATTGGAAAGCTGGGCACGCAACTGCTTCAAGCTGCCTTCCTGCTCGTTCTCTGTGCGCACGTTGTTCTGGATCTCCTTCTGCAAGGCACGCACGTTGTACTGGTACTCCTTGATGGTTGCGTTGATGGCTTCCGTCTGCAACTTCATCTCGTTGGTCGTGATGGTCTTGTCTTTTTCCTGCTGCTGCAAGTCCTTGATGGATTGCTTTAGCTGGTCTATCTTCTCCTTGTATCTGATGATGCCATAGATTGCATCCTCGTACTTGACCTTGATGTCAAGAATCTGCTGTTTGTCTTCACTTACCATAGTTTTTTGTCTTTTAGTTGTTCAACTCTATCATTGTAACCTCGCAGTATCCGCTGCTTGTGGTCTTGATTTCGAGAACCGCAAAATACGCTCCGTACTGCGCAAGGTACACTGGCTTCGTTTCGTCAAAGTTTAGTATCTCCAAATCGGAAAGGTTGAAACGCTCCAAAATCTGGTGTGGGTTCGCCACCGTCTTTCTCAACTTTTCCAGCTTGCTGTCGAAAATACCTTGCAGGTCGATGTTGAAAGCCAATGCCGCATGGCCGGTATCGGTTTTTGTAAGGTTCACAATTCGGTCTTTGCACGCCTTGTACTTGGTGGCTGTCTGTACCGTTAACGTAGTTCTACCAAAGGTGCGTTGCGTACTCTCCCACTCGTATATCGGTATGCGGTTTCCGTCCGTGGCTGAAAATGGAAGCGTACAAACGTCCTGCGTATATTCCAGCGTCTTGTTGTCTATCTCCATATCCGCATCGTGCTTCTGATAGACTGTATCGTCTTCCTTCCACTTGTATATGTTATGCCGGCAGTAGTCCTCTACGCTGAAATCGGTCTGTCTTGGATGGTTGCAGGATTCGCTTGGGATGAGCTTCTTCGTCCAGTCCACCGCTTGCGCCTTGGCTTCCCATAGGCTCACGATGTCCGCAAAAGCAAGTCTGCCAGCGGTGAATCGCTGGCTTGGGAAAGTTGATGTCAGAATGCAGATACACTTCAGGAAATCCGTCACCTTGATGTCTGGCAGGTTCTTGCCGATAGGGAAATTTCCTCCGTAGGGTACTTCATCGCTCTGACTGATGCTTGCAGAAATACGTCCGTTGTACCCACGCAGCCCTCTCAATACCCCCTTACCGTTATGTTTGAACTCGAAGGTCACAATGTCGCCCTCTTCAAGTTGAATCTCCCCTCGTCCTGCTGCAAGGTGTATGAAACGTCCGTTTACCTTGTCTGAGTCGTAGTCTATAATATACTTACTAAAAGAAGAATCATCTTCGTTTATCTGCATGCCTGCGATGTATGTCTTGGTGTACTCGCTTTCCTCCTGGCCGCTCGTATGCTTTGATACAACCTTGAATTCAACGTAGCAAGGCTCGTACTGATATACTCCGTTATGTTCTGTAGCGCCTTCGTAAGAACTTCCGACATACCCATTCGGGCGTGCATTCGATGCGTCCCACGACCAGTTCATCTGAACATCGAAAATCATCGTGCAGGCAATCTTTACTTTCAGCTGGCTGTATCTGGTCGCAAGTTCAAGTCCATCGAAGACCTCCGATAGACTCGTTGGCTGGAATTCAAGAATGCCGAGGTTCGTTGTTGCGATGAAAGTACCCTCAAAGCTGCCTACTACCGTCTGTGCATCTGCCTTCCTTGTAATCAATGGGACTGCAAGCCCCTTGATGGTTTCTTTCGCCTGGCTGCTCCATCCGAATGCAACCCCGGTCTGTGCCGTGATAAGGTCTAAAATATATTGTGCCGTCACGCTTGGCTGGATTGCCCCCTTGTCGGCATAACCAAAAGAGCCACCTCCACCAAATGAACCGCCTCCGTCAAACGTGCCACCGCTCGAAGAAGTCTGTACTTCCCTGCTGCTGGCTTTCGCCCGGTTCTCCGTCTCGCTTTTAACTTGAATGGTCGTTCCGGTGCTGTATTCCTTGATTGCATTGATGACAAGCCACTCTGCCGTGGCAGGTGCTTGAAAGTCTATATCGATTGGCTCACTCTCGCTGGTGTACTTCACGCTGTATGGTGCGAATCTCGATGTCTTGTATTGTGTTCCGCCCGATACGTAGTAGTTGCTTTCCGGACCTTCGCCTGCTATCCAGTAGAGCATTCCGCTCTTTGATGGCTTCACGTAGATGAGCCTTCCAGCCTGCTTATACCTGGTTACGTTCACCGTGATTTCCGTGCCAGCCTTGTCTGCTGGTACGTCTTTCACTCCCCAGGCTTCCGTAAACCCGGTGGCAGGGTCGTAGCTTCCGTATTCCACATGCCCTGCTGGTGCTTCGTCCATCAATGCAAATCGGATGCTGATTGTTGTCATAGCCGTTTTCGTGTCTCCACTGGCGCAAAGGATGCCTGCACCGATAGATTCTGATAAAATCGGGTCGGGTGCTGGTATGGCCGGATTGGTTTCCGTCTCGATCGTTCCTGCATCCGCAGCAAGGCTCACGATATTCTTGTTGGTGTCGAGTATTGCCCAGGTTCGATAGTCTCCCTTTCCTAGCACACTGCTGATGGTCGCTCTCATTCCAGCCTCGAAAGGTATGATTGCGCACCGGTAGGTCCCATCGGTCAACACCTCGCCCGACACGTACTTCCCGACCTCTGTTCCTGTTCTTATCTTACCGTCAACGAGTGAATATGTCGTGTTGCTGTTCCCCCCAACGTTGCGGTCATAGCCCTGCCACTCCTCGCTTGATGTCTTGAACGCTGCAGCGTCATAGGTTCCATAGAAAACTCCCTCGGAAATCGCCTTCTCGTAGGTGTAGGAGCTGTTGTTTCTGTTGAACCGCAGATACTTCGTGCAATTTAACTCGTTCAGTTTCAAGTCAGACGACTGCAGAGTTGCAAGTGCCTGGAACAATCCCCAATAAATCGAAATTTCGATGGTTTCCTTTACGCTCAGGACGCTTGCCCTTCCGTTGCGGATAATCTCCAGTCCGTTACGGAAATAACGTGCTGTGTGGAAAATATAGGGGTATTTACTGCTTGTGCTCGGTTTCCCTGCGAACTCCAGCACCGCCATATTGTGTGCTGTCTTTGGCAGGTTGATGGTGTATGTCGTGTTGGCAGTCATTTTCGTGATGTCACGGAAAAGATTGCTCTTGATGTCGAGCGTGATTGCCGTTTCCTCGCTCATATCCATCAAGATGCCATCGATGTAAAGTTGCTGATCTGTCATAGCTGCTGAATCTGTGTATTGTTAATAACCAGGTTACAGACGAAATCCTGCAACTCTGCCGTTGTCTTGGTGTACGTTCCTGCCTTGATTGTCACGCTCTGCCAGTTGTTGTCCCCGAGATACATATCAACAACCGGGCTGCTGGCCAGGTCTTGCAGGAAATCGAACGTCTCGCTGTCCACAAGCGGTGCGCAAAGCGGTATGGTGTCCTCCCTGCTGTAGCCCTGCCTTCTGCCGTTCGCTCCGAGGTAGCCGAATATCGTATCGTCATACTCTCCGAGGTTGTTGCGAATGAAGCTGGTGTCGCTGCTTATCGCCCTGCTCTCATCGCCTTGCGTGAAGAGCCAGTAGCGATAGAAGCCGTGACGGTCAACCCAACGCAGGTAGATACCCTTCTCCGTGTCGTTCCTTTCTATCCTTGCAAGGAGAGACTGCTTGCCACCGCTCGCCATCGCAAAGGTAAGGTCGAAAACGTCCGTGAACGTTCCCAGCTCTATCTTGCCATCGTAGTCGTATATGTTCCAGTACCTAGCCTTGCTTGGCAGAACACTGGCATTGATGTCCACGATGCCAGCGATGCCCGGCTTAACTAACTTGTTTGGTGCTCCCTCGTAGCCGACAAGAATCTGGGAAGCCTCATTGAGATAAAAACCAAAGGAAAATGGGAAATGCGTGAACCATATCAGCTTCTTGTGTCCGTTCCAAGTCTCGCCTGCCCTCATCGTTCCCCACACGTAGAAGGTCGTGTAGCTGAATGTCGCAAGGTCGCTCCCCTCGCTGTTCTTGACCTTCACAGAAATATTGAACGCTGCCCCAAGTTTGTTCTGCTGGCTCACCTTGGTGTAGTCAAGGTTCCCGAAGCTGATGCCATCGAAGAGTGCCTGCACATATTCCCGGTAGTCCATGATGCAGTTATCTGCAAACGCTTCCACGCTGTAAGTGTGCGCCATGGTCTCCCTGCTGATGGTTGTCTCGATGCTTGCAACGCCCGAGCCGCTTGCCTTGATGATGCAGGGAAGGAATGCGAAGCCTACAGCGTCCGCATACTTAATCGTGATGCCGTTTTTCGTTGTCTGTCTCATACCGTCTCATTGTTTAGTTTGATACTTCCCACCGACTGGTGGATTAAGAAAATAAGTCTCTGCCCCAACCGATTCATAGTATCGGGCACAACGTTGCTGTACACGTCAGCCCTGCCGCCAGTGCGGTGCAGCCTAGAACCCTTGTTGGCGATGGTGTGGGCGATTGCCCCTGCCATACTCATATCGCCACGCTCTTGCGGTGTGTACTTGTGCGGTCGCTGGGTCTTGTAGGGGATAGGTGTGCCGTGCAGTCCCTTGTCCTTCATCCACTGGCGGATGATGCCACGGAAGCCGTATGGTATCTTTCCTGCCCTTCGTCCAGTTTCGAGAACCCCGAATGGCTTGTGCCCCCAAAGGATGGTTTCATCCTCGCTGGGCTGCTCCACCTTTAGGCTCGCTATGGTGCGCCCCGATGCGTTCTGTCCGTTGATTCTGATGTGGTTGATGATAAGCTGCCGTGCTCTCTCCACTTCCTCCCTCATTATCAGCGATGCCGCCTTGGGGTCGAATTGAATACCTCCCTTGCTCATACCACACACCCTCCTATGCTCTGTGTCAGTTGCAGGGAGTACATTACGCCCGACACGATAGTGCTCAGCCGCTCGATGATGGTCTCGTAGTACTGCTGCCCTTCCAATGGTTCGAACTGGTGCGACTGGTTGATGGCTCGTATCATCCTCGCCCCTGCCACCTTCATTCGGTCGATGCACTCTCCATTGTCTTCTCCTTCCGCTCCCCTTGGTACGGTGTCGAGATAGGCCAGGGCAACGTTCACGGTGTCGTACACCCTGCCGTTGCGTATCTCTGTCGTTCCGCTGGCTGGGATGATGCACACGATTGCCGGATAGTTCAGTTTCTCCAGCTTGGTGTCCGCTGTGTCCCAGTCCTCGAATAGGTAGGTGTAGTCTGGTAGCGTGTCTGCTGCCAGCTGCTTTAATATTTCTCTGATTGTTGCCATAATTATCTAGATTTACGTTTCATTTCCTCTGCCTGCAACTTCTGCAGGTTCCGCTCGTACACGCTTCTCTTGTTGTCCATTTCCATGCACTTGTAGATGCGAAGCCATGGTGTCTTCAACACTTGGTCGTGGTCGCTGATGCCCATCCTTACCGCATACCAGTCCAGCATGCCGAACAAACCGAAGCGCAGGGTATCGATGCCTGCCTCCTTCTCCAGTCTCGTTGGCTTCGCTGTGTCTGTGCTCTCGAAGAGCTTGTTGATGCGCTCGACCTCTGCTGTTACCCAGCCGATGAGCATAACGACATCAACCGCCCTAGCCTGCTCCACTTCCTTGTGGCTCAGACCGAGGACGGTTGTCACTATCTGATACAGACTTTCCTCGCTGTCGGATAGCTGGGAAAGGTCAATCAGCTGCCCGATGGATAGCTGATTGAGATTGTCGGGCACTTGTTTCTCCCCGACAAAAGCTGGTCGTGGCTGCTTGCCGATTTTGTAGCTGGTGTGCCTTGCCACTGCCAGCCAGTACTTGAATGTAGTGTTATTATCCATACGCTTTATATTTTTGTCGTTATCTTTGCCTTAATACATGCGCCCTAGCCGTTCCGTGGCTTGCTACGGATAACTTCTTCAAGGCTACGTATCGTATTGCGTCTATGCCGTGGTTGAATGCGTCTATAGGCTGGTTCGTTGTCTCTCCATCCCTTGACTTCTTCCATTTGTATTGCTGCATGTTCCCGATGATGCCGTGGCTTCGTCTGGTTATGTTGATGCGGAAACGCTTCAAGATGTCGATGCCGTTGTTGATGCTGTCCGCTCCCTTGGTGCTGCCTATTATCCACAGCCCTTGGTTGTGTATCTCCTTAATGCTCTTAGGCTCTGCCGAGTCCGCAATGATAAGGTCTCGTTTTGTCAGTCCGTTTTCCTTGCATCGGTCTGCGATGTCGTCGTTCGTCATTCCGGGCTGGTAGATTTCCTCATCCACCCACAACTCTCCGTGCGCCAATATAAGGTGCTCCACTGCTGTCGGGTCGTTGGTGAATCCAAAGTCCATACCCCTGCATTCCATCTTCCACTCCTCCCTTGGTGGCAGCTTGTCAACGATACCCCAGTTGGTGAAGATAAGTCCGGTTATCTTTCCAGTCAATCCTCTAGCGTACACTCTCCAAAGTTCGGGATCATCAATCTCCTCAATCTTCTTATGCTCCTGCGCTGTCAGAAATCGGTTGTTTCGGTGGTCGCTCAGTATCAAACGGCAGTCGTCCCTTCCGATGATGTTGTTGTGCACCCAGAACCTTGCGCTTGGGTTGTAGTCGATGAACACCTGCTTTCGGGTTCGGATGGCAAGCTGCCAAAACACTTCGTAGGGCACACCGTTCGCCTCGTTCACGAAAAGATAGTCTCGCTTACCGTTCTTGGCATCCTGCGCATCCTGGTAACTCTTGAACTCGATGATTGAGCCGTTCTTTCCTCTGTAGCTGCTGTCGCTCTTGTTGTTCTTGAACCAGTCCAGCAGCTCTGCCCTTGTGTGCAGGATTGTGTCGAGGTCACGCATGGCTCCCACCTTCAAGTTCGGGAGGTCTTGACCGCACACCGTGATGATTGCCATCGGATGCTCAAAAGAAAGCACTATAAGACGCTGCATAATGGTGTATGTCTTCCCCGAGGACGTGCCTCCTTGGTTTACGAGAAACCTTGGCTTCACGTCCGCATTCGGGGCATACAGTTCACCAATAACGTCAAATAGTGCCATTCTTCAAACAAACTAAAACTTAAAACAATTTATGGTAAAAATTATTCTCTATCCAATCCCTCACGCTCGATTACTTCCTGCTCGCTGGATGCACACTCGTGCCCCGAGTTGACGTATCGAACCTCGATGCCGCCTTGGAATCCTGCGTTCAGGTCGAGCACGACCTTATCCAGTCCGAGCAACTTGCAGATTTGCGTCTCAGCCTTGATGATGATGTCGAGGTAGCGTGGTTCTCCGAATCCTCGCTTCTCGGCATCGTACATCATCGTCTTGACGGTCTCGATAGAAACCATCCTCCCTCGCTCATCTACGACTGGAAGTCCCTGCTGGTTCGATTTCTTTTCGTGGTAGTCTTCCTTGGATTTCTCCCACGCATCCCACGCTTCACGTATTACCAGCTTCAACCTTGCGACCTCGCTCGTAATCTTTGCATCGGTGTCGGTCAGCCGCTCTTCCCTCCACTCCTTCAGCAACCGCTGAATGTCGCAGTGTGCCTGGTTGTACTTCGGGCTGTCGAGACGCTTGCGAACCTCTGCCGTGATTTCTCGCTCCGTCCATCCCTTGCGGTATAAGGGTGCGATAATCTGCAGGCGGTTCTCGATGTCAATGCGCTGCGCCCTTCGCTTGTTGTTGTTACCTTGTGGCATATTTATTTCTTGAAATTTACTTGATTTTTTATAAAAATTCTACTTGAAAAACTTGCATATTTCAAATAAATTTCGTATCTTTGCAAACGTAATAAGGGAAGAGTCCTTATTTACTGAAACCCTCCGAGGATGAGGGAAAAGTAAAATGAAATCCCAAAGTCTTATGAACGTACTGAAAATTTCATTGAAGATTTGGAAAATAGAAATCTTATCATTTACGATTAGATTATTCTAAGCTCCAAGGGGTGGTGCTCGAACCACCACCCCACTTTGGGATTTCGTTTGCAAATTTACGAATTATTTTTCATATCACCAAATTTTTAACATTATGAGTACTACGAATGAAACTACCTCCAAGTCTTGGGGAGGTGCTCGCAAGGGTGCAGGGCGAACGAAGAAATACGCTGCAACATTCTATTTCGGTGCTACCGAGGACGTGGCTAACATCTTGGCAGGGGTCGATAAGAAAGACCGCAGCGACTTCATCAACCAGTGTATTCTCAAAGCGATGGGCAGGGGTTAATCTCCTGCCTTTTTCGTTTCCGCTCCCTTGGAGGTTATTTTTTGCGAATTTTGCGCACACGGCTCGAACGTTCCAACCACGCTTAGTTATACGCATAGTTTGAGAACGCGCCACATACGCCCACATATCGTCTCATCCGTTTATTATCTCCCATTCCCCGGTGGCTTTTACCAGTTGCGCCATCGGTGCTTGGTCTGAGTACTCGCAGCTTGGGTCTTGGTTGTCCCATTGGGCGATGAACCGCGACTTAGGGAAAGCCATCCGCAGGCAGATGACTGTCTCACCGCTGCCAGTCGGTATGGTGTAGGTGTGCCCCTCCTTGATGGTGTCGGAAAGGATAATTCTGAATTCTGCTGCCAGTTGGTTCATCATATCCATTGGCAGGTGTCCGCTCGTTGCATCGAAGGAATCGGGGAAGGTGTTGCGTATCTCGTTCATACTCCACCAGCGGTTCGCACTCAGGTCGCCACCGGGCGATATTTCCACGCAGGGGATTCCGGCATCCTTGATGGCTCTTGATGCGTTGCCGCAGGAAAAGCAGACGCAGCGGTCGATGTGGTTCTCTTCCATGTGCCGCTTGATGATGTGGGCACGGATAGTCTTCGCAGTTCTGCTGATGTCAATCGTCTGTGCCTTCATCGCTCTGCCCTCCTTCCTCTGCTGGTTGCTCTTCCTCGCCTGCTGGCGGTGCTACGCTGTTGAAGGTGTCTGCAAGCTGCTGTGCTTCTTCCTCGTTGTATTCGATGGGCTGGAAATGGTCTTGAACGTGTTTCGGGTCGCCCTTGTAGAATACCAGAACGTTGGAGTGCATCTTTTCGGGCATTCTCATTTCCTCGAACGTCTTCTTGATTTCGTCCATTTCGCCTTTATAGAAAACGAGCACGTTCTGGTGGCACTTCTGTGTCTTACGGCTTTTCATACCGCCATCGGCTCTAAGGCATCGGGACGCGACCTGCTCGATAAAGATAAGTTCGTTGTAATAGTGAAGTCCGAGCCGCAGGAAGGTGGAGATATTGTCGCCAACGAAATTTCGGTACTCTCCGTTCTTCTTGTTTCGCATCTCTCCAATCTTGACAACCAGGAATGAACCGTCCTTCATCTTATCCACGCATTGCTTGAAGATGTTCTCGTACTGGCTCATAAACTCCTCGTATGTGCCGAGTGCGCTCATATCCTCCTTGCTGTAGACTTCCAGGTCGTAGTATGGTGGCGAGGTGAAACAGAGGTCGAAATCGTTGTCTTTGATTATCTGCCCGATGTTGTTTGAGTCACCGCAGAAATATTTCACGCTGCCGTAGTCCTTGGTCGCTTCTGTGTTGATGTCGACCTGCTCCTTGCGGATTTCCACAGCTTGATAGTCGTAGCCTAGCGTGCCAGCAACAACACCCTTTGTCTGCTCCCCTCCGAATGGGTCGATAATCTTTCCATGTGGCTTGCAGAACCATCGCATGATGATTTCCGCCAGTACTGGGTCGAAAAGGCTTGTACCCTGCGCCAATACGCTACGGTCTGCCTTTGCTTTCTCTTCGGGCGATACGTAGTTGTCGAGATACTCATCGAAAGTGATGCCTTTCTCTTTTCTGAACTTCTCGCTCTTGGAGTACAGTTCCTTGTATCGCATTTCCTTGGAACGGACGAGGGTCTGTTCACGGCTTGCCCCGATGTCCTTGCTGGAAACGATGGCACGCCATTGCTTCTTGCGCTCAACCCAGTAGCCTTGGCGTGTGTCGAGGATTGAGAAGGGAGGAACGACAAATTTATCCACTAGGCTTGGTTTCGGTGCTCCTTCTCCTTCCGTTGGTGTATCGCCCCCCTCCTTTTGCTCGTTGCTGATGCCTGCCATACCGAGAATCCATTGTGGGATTGCCCAGTCCGTCAACGGCTGGTCTCCGAACTGGTTCGCCAGTGCTTCGGTGTCCCAGTCTCCGAAGCCAGCATTATCTTTTATGATGAATTCTTTCTTTTGCGCTTCCGTGAGGTCTGATGCCTTGACGATGGTTGCAGTCGGCTGCTCCTTCCACAGGCTCCAGTAGTAGGCGGTTAACCGCTTCTCTGAATCGGTCAGCCGCTGGTCTGTGTCGAGAACGTCATTGATGTTTTCGGGTGTCATGCTCACGATGTGGCAGAGTGCCCTCGTTCTCATGTTCCCACCCAGTACCTTGTAGGTTTCGTCTACGACTATCGGGCGAAGCTGGAGCATCTTCGGGAAGACAAGAATGCTCTTGACCAGCTTTTGGAAGCTCGCCTTAGTTATGGTTCTCGGGTTCGCTTCGTTCTCGCTGACCCTCGATAGTGCGATTTCTTCTGTTTTCATTTTCTTCTTGTTTTAAGTTCGATAAACTGTTTATTTGATAAACATTGGTGCAAAGATACGACTTTTTCGCTTTAGTTGTTCGTTCTTCGTACACTTTTAACTTTTATCAACATTCCATCCGTCAAAGGCACTGATGGTCTTCTGGAGGGTTGTCTGTGTCTTTGGCTTGACCTTGACCGGGTATCCGGCACACACCCAGGCGAGGAGTAGTGCGTCTCTCTGGTCTTGGTTCATTCTCGGGAGCTTTCCGTCTGAGCTGATGAAGTAGGCGATTTCGTCTTGTGTTATTTTTCCGTCCTTGCCTTTCCAGCACTTCTTCAGCGGCTTAATTATCTCGTAGGGGATATTGTAATGCTCGCAGCATTCTACGATAAGGATTCCGGTCTGATGGTTCATTCCGGTTGAGCGTCCTATGGCTGCTGCCTTGACTGCCGTCATAAATCTGCCTAGCACGTGCCAGTTGCTCTTGTTGAGCCAGCCGCCTTCAATGACGACCTTAATCTTCTTGCAGCTCTCGTTCATTGCCTTCAAGTAGTCAATCAGAGCCGGGAAGTTCATCTTGTAAGCTAAGAATTTTCTATCGTCAAATACTGCTCCGACACCGCTTTCCTGGTTGTCGGGGTCGATGCCGATTATAACTGTTCCTTTTTCCATTTCGTTTTCTCTTGTTTTACTTTTGTTTTATTTTTGATTTTCTTTTTTTTGTTATTTTCTTGAAATTTTCGTTCTAATCCGTTATCTCTGTGACTGTGGGTAGTTGTTCGGGAAGCGAATCTTTCGTGCGTATGCGTGCGCATGTGTGCGCTTGTGCGCTAGCTCCCTACTACTATCCTCTACCCTATAGTCCCTTCTCCTTTCGGGCTTGAAACTGAAAATCGAGGGAGTGCTTGTCGTTTTGCAAAATAAAGAATAATCTTGTATCAAATGAGTTTACTCTGTAAGCACTCCCTCTTGGGAATCTTCTGTTATTCCTTCATGTTCCACCTCGCTTTCTTTTTCGTGTGGTCTGGTTTATGGCATACAGTCTTGTGCGGCTCACGTCTTTCCGTGGGGTCAGATTAATAATAACTAGCAGGCATCCATACAACCATTGTTGTTAAACTTATGTTACCTGTATTCTGCCGCCAGGACTGTTCTTTGCTATTCCATCCCAGTCTGTTCGTTACTTGCGCATTCCTTTTCATCCTGCGCCATCTTATCTCTGATTTTTTCTCTCTGATTGTTCACGAGCCATCTTAAATGCCCTGCCTGCGTCTCACTCTTGAATAAAGCGGAAACCTTGTCAATATCCGGCATTTTTCCATTGCGCTCACGCTCTATCATTCGGACATACGCCCTTCTCTGCCTTTCTGCATCGTAGTTCTTCTTGTTGTTAGCCTTGACTCTTTCCGGATGTTCTTTGCGCCATTTCTTTGCAATCGCAAGTATCTTCTCACGGTTCTTCAAATAATAGCTTCTTCTATATGCCTTCGTCTTCTCGAGATTCTTCATCTCGTACTTTTTGGTATATTCAGCAAATCTGGCAGGGTCGGCCATATATGCTGCCTTTCTCCGCTCCCTGCTCTTGGAAAGAATCTCATCTCGGTGCTCGTGATAGTATCTCTTATGATACTCAGCCTTTTTCTTCTTGCGCTCTTCTACCGTCATTACCATTGCATTCCTTGATGTCTTGGTGTTCAACATATTGCCTGCGAGATGGGCAGTACCTGCCGTTGATGCAGTTCCGCCCTCCCTCGCAAGCCTTGCACAGTTCGCTCGCCATAGGCTCTCTAGAATGGGTCTGACGTGAAGGCAAGGTGCTCACAGCCCTCGAATGGGATGCAGCTGGCGAAGTCTGCTGCTGTACCGATGTGGATAGGCAAGGCGGTGTATCTTCTCGCAGAATTCTCTCCACGGTCACGAACAAATAACGCTGGTAGCCACTTGTATCTCTCTCCGTTCCTCACCAGCACCTTGTCGAAGGTCTTGAAGACTGGCTGCTCCTTCGCTTTCATCGCTTTCTTCTCTTTCTCAACCCATTGGGTGTAAGCCTCTTTAAACGTGATGGCTTCGTCCTCTGTTGCTTCTCGCAGTTCCTCGTGTACGCTGATGCGCAGGTCGAAGGCTTGGTCGGTCACAAACTTCTCGTTCTCGATTTCGTACTGGTTGCCGAATGTCAGCGTGTCCTCGCTCTCGTTCTTGCCGATGAGCTTGCCGATGATTGTCAGCTCTCCGTCCTCGTCATTCTCATTGAAAACGTAGAGTTTGCCCAACTCAAACACTGGCTTCTTCTTCGGCTTCTCTACTTCCAGGGTCTCACGGTTCAGCTTTCCGCCCAATCGCTTCTCGATGAAGCTGATGTAGGTCTTGGCTGCATCCTCGGTTTCGGCAGCGAAACATTCCGTACTGGCATTATTGCATTCTCTGAGGTAAGAATATCCTTTCTTGCCAGCTTTGCGATAATAATACTTACCGGCAAAAATGGTGTATGTATCATCTGTAAACTTCTCGAAGATAATATGCGCACCTTCTTTTTTGGAAACCAGCACGTCTCCCTTTTTCCAGGCGAACTTGCTCCAGTCTCTCATTTTATCGGATGGGAAAAGCATTACTTCTCCTCCCTCCATCCATCTGCCGTTCTTGTCGAAGTAACGAGGTCCGTACTTATCCTTAGTCCCGATTGTTTCCTTGCTGGATGCAAGATAAGTGAACGCAACCTTTCCACACATTGGCGTATATAACTTAGTGCCAACAGGCACACCCTTCAAAATCTCGTAAATATCCATATCTTTCTGTCCCATAATCTGAATGTTTTTTATTGTTTGTTACTCTTGTTTCTTTTGTCTGTTACAGCTTGACGTGTCCCAGTTTCTTGTACAGTTCCACCAGCTCCAGGGTATCGAGCCAGAAGTCGGTGCTGCCAACGTATACGTGATGGCGGTGGCTGTCCGTGATGATTTCTATCTTCTTCATTTTCAACTACGTTTAAAATTGTTCGTGTCCGCATTGTAATCCTTTAGGATACATTCTAGAGCCTTGATTTCATCATCTGCCAGCCAGATGTCTCTGTCGCCAACTGACAGATGATGAAGACCGCATTCACGGACAAGTATGATATTATTAACTCTGTTCATAGATAACTATTTAAAAAGTTCCATCTGTGGATGAACGATGTCTGCCCGCTTCTTCTTAGCCTCCAACAGAAGGATGCCGTTGTTCTTGGTCTTCGGCTTCCACTCCAACTGTCTGATGATGAAGCTTAGAGCATCGTGTGCTGCCTGCTCCTCTGTCTCGTAGAAGATTGCCGATCTGTCGTAGCGGCTCGGATAGACTGCCGGGGTTACGCTTCCTCCATTTCCGGTGCTGATGTCATAGCCCCAAATCCAGCCGTACTGCGTATTGGCGGTCTTGACCTTCCAGTTGTAATGGTTGTCAACCTCGTAGGCTGCGTAAACGTGTGGATTGATGCAAGCATCATTGATGTTAAACTTGAATCCGTCATGCTCTGCCACTGGCTTCTTGATGTCGTAGCTGTTCTCCTTCAACCTGTCCGTCCAGTCGCTCACGGTCTCGAAGACGAGCCCTGCGGCTCTGCATTCGTGGGTTATTATTTTCTCTTCTTCCATAGCTAAATCCCCTTGATGTACTCAATAAATGCCTCACGCTGCTCAGGTGTCATTACGTCCGCGATGCGCTCGGCAGTATCTTTTTGGTCTGAACTGCTCATGCTCCAGAATGCGTTAGCAATGATGTCGATAGTTGTATCATCGTCAAGATACAACATATTGTCCTCTACCACATTCTTTCTGCTGTCTTCGTCAGATAAGTTTCGGAACATGTCGACCAAGAATTCCTCTTGGCCTTCATCCGATAAATTGTTGAACATTTCCTCCAAATCGATGTCAATGCTCTGTGAATTGTAATCTGCCATAATTCTTTCGTTTTAAGCGTTTAAAATCTGTTTGCCTTATAATTTGCCGCCCGAAGCGTGGAAACGTCCCAGAGCGGCTGATTTTACCCTAATTCGTTATTTTTCGGGCTTCCAGTCGATGCCCAGCCGCTGCAGAACTCCCTTCTCGTAGAATCTCGCAAGCGAGTCCTTGGCTGGCTTGTTCCGTGGATTCTTCTTCAAATCGTCAAGATTCTGCTGGATTACCCATCGGAACTTATCGTCTTGGCTCTGCTGGACAACTGGCTTCTGGTGCTTGGCTTGCTCGTAGCGTTCCCCGATGCTCGGTCTTGCCGTTGCCGCTGGATCCTGCGCCCTGGCTTCTGCCGATTGCGGCGGCTGGCTTGCGGCTGGCTTGGTGTTGTCGTAGTTGCCCTCCAGCACCTTCGGGAAATACTTCCTTGTCATTACCCAGTCGTATGATGCCCAGGAATGCCCTTCGTTCAGGTAGTCGCTGGCCATAGCCTTGTCGATGGCCTGGTAAATCTTGGAAATATCTCCCTTGCAGTCCTTGAGCCTTCCTCTGATTGCCTCCTTGCGGTTTTCCGTCATTAGCGTCAGCCTTCGCATTGCGCTGTTGGTCTTGTCGTGCTGCTCGTTCCAGTAGTCCTTGATGGCTGCGTAGTCGATTTCGCCTTTCTTGGATTTCTTCTTCTCAGAACTTTTTTGCGGCTCTGCTGCAGCGCAAACGTTTTTCTCGGAAAAACTTTGCATAGAAGCTTCTTTAGAAGGTTCTAATATATTTGTTTCTTTAGAAACATCATTATCATCAACATTATCATCAACATTATCATTTACATATACATTATCATTATCATATAAGGTTTTTGAAAAAACCTCTTGGTTTTGTTTGGTTGTTTCTGAAACCAATTGGTTATTTTCTGAACCAATTGGTTTTTGCTTATCCTCTTGGTTTTTTCTTGGTCTGCCACCTTTCTTTCCGTTGGCTCGCCATCGTTCGACCTTCTCTTCGTACTTGGCTTTATTTCGTTTCATATCGTCAACGATAAATCCAAAAGCCATACGCACGACTGGTTCGAGACTGATTATCTCCCCATCCCTTGCGTAGAGAAATATCGCTCTCGTCAGTTGCCCGAGTTGTTCATCGGTCAAACCTTCAATCAGAGCGTAGTATGATGTGTATAAGATAAATGAATCGTTCATAATTTTATTCTGATAATGATATTTTCTTTTCCAGCTTCCGTTTGAGCACGGTAGCCCTGCGAGTCTGGTTGACTTCCCTTGTGCTTCGGGGCTCTGTATTCATCTTGGCGATGTAGGCTTCCAAGTAGCCCACAATCGCCTTGATGTCTGTTGTCGATACTTGGTGCATCATAGGCTGGAAAATCTACTTGATAAGCAATCTTCTTGCTCCCTGCACCTGCTTGATGTAGGCTGCGCATTCCTCGGGATGGTCTGTCTGAAAAGCCTTGGCATCGAACTTCTCGCTTGCCTTCGGTGCTTTCCACGTTGCCAGCGTCTTGCCGTTTCCGTCCACGATGCTCTCTGCGTCACCGAAGAATAGCTTCAAGTTGTCCTCGATTTCCTTCTGTCGGTTCTCCAGTGCCTTGCCCTTCTCCTTGATGTCCTTCAGCTCGATGAGCATATCCCCGACTTCGGCTGTGGCTTCAATCTCCTTTCCTGCCTTGTGCAGTGGAGACTTCAAGAGAACGTCTTGTGCGCTGTATGCAGGTGGCTCTTGGTTGCCCACGATGTAGTCAAGCCAAAACTTGGTTATCTCGTCACGCATCCATCCGAAGAATTCGGGGTCAAAGTCGATGTCACGGTAGCCGAACTCCCTGCCTGCTGTCAGCCAGGCCAGTGCTCCATCCTTGTATTCGCCCACTCCGAGGTTCATCTGAAGCTGGCAGAACCAATGCTTCGGAAGGTCGTCTGCATCTATCTGCATCTGCGTGGTCTTGCACTCGAGGATGCTCTTGCTCGCTTCGTTGTGCGTTGCCCCGGCTCTCCAGAAGGTGCGGTCTGGGCTTACTCTCAAATATGGCGCATCGGTGTTCGTGATGGTGTAGTCGTCCGTGCTCGCCTTGATGATGTGGCAGTGGCTCTCTCGCTTGAAGAACTGCGCCACGGCATCCTCCAGCAGGTGTCCTGCAACCATCGCAAAGTTCTCCACCTTTGGTGGGTCGATGCCCTTCTTGCGTCTCCACAACTGGTATGGGGTCTCCCATGGGTTCAGTCCCAGTACCGTGCCTGCCTCTGATGCACCTATTCCCTTTGAGCGGTTCTGCAACCACTCCTCTCTGCTTTTGTACTTGATTATCTGTTTCATTGTCTGAATGTTTAAAAAGTTGCCACGGCTTCCCTTTGTCTCGATGGGAACCCACCCCATAGGTTGCACCGTGGCGGTTCGGGCTTAACGTTATAATAAAATGGCTTATTTCTTCGCTGCCGTGCCAGTCTTGCCCTGGCTGCGGCTCATTGCCTTCTGCGCCTTATTCTTGGCATCATCGGCTGCAGCCTGCGCCTGCTGTGCAATGGCTTCCTGCTGCTTTGGCTTCTTGAAGGTCTCCTCTACGGTGGTCGTGCCTTCCTTGATAGCGTTGTACACACCAGCCAGTTTCTGAATGTCCTCTGCCGTGACTTCCTCGGCTGATTTCTTCCCGATGTAGTCAAGCAGCATAAGGTCGGTCACTTGATACGCCTGGAAGCAGGCAACGCAGCTCTTCCACTGGCTCTGTACGCCAGTCTGCTTGATGTGCTCGAGAGCCTTCGCCTGCACTTCCTTCACCACGCTTGCAATCAATACCTGCGGCACGACCTTGCAGATTGCGTTACGCTGGGCGATCGCAACGGCTGCATTGCCGACTACCACCTGCATATCCTGCGAGAAGGTGTATCCCTTCGAGGTCAGGATGCTGCGCTTCACTTCTACAGAGTAGGCCACGTTGCTCTCGAGGTCGTGGCAGACGCCCTGCGCTGTTATGGTCTTTCCATCGTTTGCGAGGATGCGACCTGCGATGCGGAGGTTCTTCCAGCAGGCTGATATAATCTCGGTGAATCTCACGCTCGGACCCTCGATGATGGAAACCTGTCCGTCCTTGCCCTTGCGCTCCAGGTGATAAAAGCAGTTGTATGCCACATCATCGTCCATCGCTGCCAGTGCTACCATATTCTGCTTGCATTGCATGATGTCTCTCGGGAACTTGTGCGCTGTGGCAATCTGTCCGTCAATCTCCGAGCGGTTGATGGCTTCCAGCATTTCGCCACCGCTTACTTGAATAATCTCATTTTCCATAATTCGTTCAATTTCTAGTTCAACATAATCTTTTAATTAACTCTAGTGGAAGGCTGGGGATTCGAACCCCAGTTGACTACCAAAACTTACCCCACCCTTGCCTGCTGCCGATGGATGCCCTTCCGTTGTAGGGCGCACGCTGTCAGTTTCCGCATATCCGTATAAACACTAAACAACCTAACCAGTATGAATCTTTGCGTGCGCCCTTTACCCACCGCTGTGGGGATTTAATTGTCAAATAACTGTTATAATAATTTATAAAGCTTAAACAAGTTGAGCCATAAGAATGTCGAGCCTGCTTTCGCTGAAAGCGTCCATCGGGTCTTGGTCTGCGTACTGGCTGTTCTCCTCCAGCCAGTCGTTCATCACGTCTTGATAGTTGACGCAGCCCTCGATGGCTTCCTCCAGCCGCTCGCTGTCGTTATTGCTGCCCTTGTGCGTCACGACCGCGATATTGCCAAAGCTGTCGCTCCATACGCAGATGCCGCCAGCGTTGGTCTTGATGTCCACCCTTGCAACCGCTGGTCGCTGTGGGTCTCTGTCTATCTCCAGCCAGATGGCTTCGTACATCTTCTTCCTGCACTCCTCGATAATCTTCCTCATTTGTTACCTCCTCTCTGATTGAATATGTAACGTTGGAAGGTCTCACGGCACGACTTCAATACCTCGTTGTCCGTTCCGTCCAGTGGTATGAGCGGTATGTTATCCAGTGCCACGCAAAGGTTTCCTTGAAACTCTCTGTACTGGATTCTTCGCTCTGCCTCCAAATGGCACTTGTTGTTCAGTTCGCAGCACTTTCTGGTCTTGCGGTTCGACTTCCAGTTAGTGATAAGCCAACAGATGTCTGTGTACTTAACGATCATCCTGCGCATATTGATTGATAACTTGCTCATAGGGCAACCCTCCACGCTCTCTTGATTTCTGCGCCATCGATAACCTTGCGGTTGTCGATTCTGCGGAACTTGACCTTCATCTTTCCAGCCTGCACCCATCTGCGCAGGGTGTTGCGATGGATGCCCAATGCCTTGCAGGTCTCTGTCATTGTGTATCTGCCTGCATCCGCTACCTTTGGTTCTATGTTCGTCATACGCTCTGAATGTTAATTGGTTCGACTTTATTACTTGCGCACGGCTGCACGTCTCTTCTTGGGTGTTATCAATCCAGCCTTGATGAGGATGACACGCACGTTCTGCTGGGTACAGCCTACTTGCTGCGATACTGCAAGCATTATTCTGCTGTCCGAAGTCTCGGCAGGTGCCTTTGCTCGGAAATCAGCAAACATCGCAATGATGTTCTTCTTTCGTTCGTCCTGCTGCTTCTGCAGCGGTGTTCGAAAATCATAATTGAAATTTTCTCCCATTTTTTTTGTATTTTAAATTATTTTCTTTATCTTTGCAAAAGAGTTTTTAAACTCGTTTCTGAAATCGTTTGCAAAAATAAAACAAATATTTTAGATTACAAAACATTTGGTAGTGATTTTAATATTAATTTAATTTTATTTAATTTTGTTTTAATATGAACGGAGAAGAACTAAAACAATATATAAAGCGCTCGGGAATGTCCGTTGCTGCTGTTGCGGAGGAGTTAGGAACAAGTCCTCAGAACTTGAATGCGAAGTTTAATCGCAAGTCTATAAAGATAGATTTCTTTCAAAAGATAAAGGAAATCATCGACAAGTGTGCCCCTCCCCTCCCTGCCGAGATGGAAGAGGCTGTTTTCGGTTCAAATGTCAATGGCTCGAACAGCTCCAACGTTTCCCAGTCAATAGGTAGTGATGCAGCACTGCAGGCTAGGGTCGAAAGCTTGGAAAGTGAAAATTCCTTTCTTCGAAAGCAAGTTGAAACCCTGCTTGCCATTGTCGGGCAGAAATAATTTAGTAACTTTGCAGCGCAATGTGGATAGAAAAATTAGGCTCGTACTTCGTTGATGTGTCGAAATATATCTTGACTGGTGTCGTGATTAGTTCGCTATTCAAGGATTTCGAGGATAAAGTATTAATTTATATAGTTGGAATCGCCCTAGCCTTCCTCTGCTTGGTCGTGGGTCTCGTACTCAGCAACAAAAAGGATGAAAAGGGCAAAAAAGAAAAGGAGAAATAAATTATGGGAGTATATTTAGCTTTCTTGTTTGTTGGAGTGCCTTGTATGGTGTTCCTCGCATTCTGTCTCACCGGAAACGGCAAAAAATGGCTTAGACAAAACAACTTGCTTTAGATTATGGAAGGATTTGCATTAGTAATGTGTTTAGGTGCTATCATCGGCACTAGTCTCGTAATTTGGTCTAAGACTAAATCGGGTCAGAAGTGGTTGCGTGAACTTTAGTTCTCGCTCCAGGTATAATATCAACTAAAATTCTAAGTAACGATGAAAGGTGAGGATTTCATAGAACGGAAGGAGAAGATTCTTCTTGCCGCTCTCGGAAAAAGCTGGCTATGGAAGGCCAGCAGGTTAATAATTGGCATCATCCCTCCAGTGGGTGCGTTTGTGATGCTGGTGCACTGCATACTGCTCTCATTCGGCTATCGGGTAAAACTCACGGAGTGGATATTCGACTGCTCGCTCTTCGGCTTCATTGCCTGGATCATCGTCAGCCTAGCCTATGGCTTCTGCTGGGTGCATCGAGCGTTCGCTACCTACGGAGTGCTGATTTCGTTCTGCATCGACTTCCAGCGTTCCTTCGGGTTCGGGGTCTTGCGCCAGCCGCTGCACCTGCTGATGGTTGTCCTAGGGCTGCTGCTCTTCTTCGTCTTCATCAAGAAAAAGGCTTGGAATGAGTTCTACGAAAGAAATATAAATCATTTAAACGAAAAGTAATATGAAAAAGATAATAATGTTATTCGTGCTTGCGCTCATGTGTGTGTGCGTGCGTGCGCAAACCCTAATGTCTAGAACAACATGGATTGAAGGCAATAGCGATATAAGTTACACCGTTTACGAGCCTGCGAAGGATACTGTTTATTTCTGCTCATTCCGTGAAGGAACTCAAGTTCCACACAAGGTTACATTGAAATTCAATGGCAGAAACGACCTAATTCAAACCCTTCTGTTTATGTTCAATATTAGAGACGATGAAGGGTATAGATACAGACTAGACAAGACTATCGGGAAAAATACTATCTTGGTAGGTGATGAATCAAAATCCCTTTTATTCGGATGGTATAAATACATTACTGTCCGAAGTTCTGATGATGAGATGCGAGAAGACGTGTCCGTGTCTCTTGAAGATATTGGCAACAGATACCTCAAGCCACTTGGTGTTATTGTTGATACAAAGTTGGCGAAAAGAAAGACTAAACGAGACGAGAGGCTTGAAGATAAAAAGCTAGACGATGCCTACAAATATTGATTACCTTCTCGCATACGAGAAATATCTGCCAGTGCTCACCCCTTCCGAGGTGGATGGGCTGCTGGCTTCTCGCCCCTCGCTGGCTCAGTTGCAGGACTGGTCGCAAAGATTGAATAATCATCGGGCAAGGTTGGAAAGCGTTTTCAGTCATGCCTACAAAAAGTTAAATGAATAATATGGAAGAGAAAAATCTGATGTCCGCAGATGTTGATATAGCCGTGCGCTTCTTTGATGCCCTCGACCGTTTGAAGGCTGACGGCTGCATAGGCGGTCTTAAGACGATAACGGACCGGTACGGTCTCAACCGCTGGAACGCCATATCCCTTCGAGACAAGCCTGCCGAGTGCTACGGTCGCTTCCGTCCGTCCTGGGTTCAGTTCCTGGTACGCGACTATCACGTCAACCCATACTGGCTGCTCCTTGGTTCGGGTGACTTCTACGCTGCTGGCTTCACGTCAGAAATAGTGAAAAACCTGAATAAAAACTGCACGGAAAAACAGCATTATAGTTAAGCGTTTAATTTTCAATAATTTAAAGCATACGTT